TCCAGGAACGAAATATTTCTTGGAGTTCTTAGGAATATCATTTTGATTGATATTCGAATTATAATTGCTGTCTACTGGAAGAGAATAGAAATTCTTTCCAATAAAGTATGGATACTTGGGAATCTGATTATTATCAATAGTCAAAAAATATGCATAAGTTCCTCTTGGAAAATCTGGGGTAACACAGAATCTTCCATTATTTTGATCTAGGGAACCACTCTTGTGGGTATATGTATAGTCATTTACAAAAGATCCAAGTGGATATTTGCTGGTAGAAGGTCCATTTGATCTGCTGCCATTGAGAGAATAACTTGAGGTCATTCTTACAATGGGTGATTGTAGATCTAGTGGATTCTGATGTGCAAAAGGTCCATAGATTGGATTGCCATCATATGCAAATCCAAGGATTGGTGAGTGAGTTTTAGTTGCTGGTTCTGTTCCAGAACTATTGATATTGTCTCCAAGTGCAACTCTCAGTGCTTTTGGATTTGCGACATATCCATATCCATACTCCAAAACATTGTTGTAGTTTTGGAAGATGTATCCATATTCAGTGTCTAGTTCACTTTCTAATTTTTTGAACCTGTTGAAATTCCATTCTTTTAGTAATGGAATTCCTGTTGCTTCTTGACCAACCGCAATAATATCAACTACTACAGTATTTTGATTGTAGAAGTTTCCTTCATCAATTTTAGTAAATCCAGTGATTTTTCCTTCGGTATTAACGATAGCTTCGTAATTTGCAAATCTTCCTTTTCCAGCAGTATCTGTAATTCTAACAATAGGTGGTGATGAATAATACTCACCAGGATTATCAATGACTAGACTGGTTACTCTTCCACCAGTTACGATTGCTCTTACTTCTGCTCTTCTACCAGAAGTAATGGTGACTTCTGGAGTTACAGGAAAAATATCAGCAGTATCTACAATAATTCTTTCTACAACCTGTCCAGAAAGGATAGCTCTTGCTTTATTTGGAACTTGATCAATTAGAACGAATGGAGGTTTTATATATCCTCTACCTTGATTATCAATTTTAATTTCTTCTAACTTACCAAAACGAATGCTTTCCTTATCTTTGTGACTATAGATACGAACACCATTTACAAGAATTCCAGTATCTGTTTTTGGAGTTTCATATACTTCGGTAGTTCTTGTTGCGTTCTTTCTGATGATTCTTAAGATCTTTTGATCTAAAAGAGTTTGGTTGATAGTTGATCCATCTAAAATTTTGTGTGATGGGAACCCAGAACTAGTTACATAAAAATATTGATCGTCTTCAAAAACAGATGACACATCTGTCGGTACTTGATCTAATGAATTTTCTACATTAGGTAGAGTTGGAATATAAACACCATTACCTTGATCAAACAACCATCTAGACTGATTTGTTTGTGGATTTACAATTTTAGGGTCTGCTGTAATAAATCCTGGTTGTGATACTTGAATCTTATCTCCAGGATTTGAATATGGCTGAGCATTTTCTGGTGATAGTTGATAAACAATACCAAAAGTAATTAAAGTTACATTAGAACCAGTGATCTTTACTGGTTTATATACAGAAGTACCAGATGTATGTAAAATAGCATTAGATGGTTCTCTGTTGTCAATAATAAACTGAGTTACATTTTTATCTGAAAATGTAATCTCTTCTTCTCCAATTAAAATTGAACCAGTAGATTCCCAACCAATAGTAGAAGATACATTGATCCTATCACCAGTTGAAGATACACCTGATAGATCTTTTTCCAGTTTTGTCTTTGTTGAGATGGCAAAGTCGCCATTTACAGTCTCTGGAGCAAGAACGATGTTCCAAATATTTTCATTGTCGGAAGTACCATCTGCAAAAACATTATCTACAATTGCATCAGCATATGCATATTCAGCAGTTTCCTGTTGAACAATTTTCTTTCCAATTAAATCCTTAGGGTCTCCAGAAACTACTTTTACTTTTAGAGCATATACATTAGTCCAATCTGAATTAGAAGACTTATATGTAAAATCTCTTGGTTTATAAACTTCTGGTTTATTATTTACATCTTGAGCAACAATTGTGTTGAAGATGAATTTAATCGAACTATCTGTTCCTTTTGTCTGATAGAACTTTTGGATGTTCTTGATTAATGTTCTTTTGTCAACTTCTCCCTTCAAATATTTTTCTGGGAAAGATCCTAGATATTGCTTTTCGAAATTTTTTACGAAAGCATACAAAAACAAGTTGCTTACGTTGTGAACTTTTTGACCAGAGTTATGTGGCGCTGCTTCGGTACTGACAAATTTGCTAGATCCATATAGATCTCCAAGAGAAGTGTTACCACTAACACCTCTAAAGCATTCTTGGAACTCTGTATCTGTTCTAGTTGCATAGAAAATAATTTCATTATCAATGCGGATGTATCCATTCTTCTTAGGGAATGATTGTGCATCCTGAACAGTAATAGTCGTATCACTATTAGTGATAGTTGTTGCTAATACATCGTTCTGTTTGAGAAGATTTTTCTCATAAAAATCAATGTCGGCATATTTTTGTAAGTTACTAATAACATCTAATGTGCCACCCTGAACTTCCTGTGATTCATAATACTTCTGAATGAACTTTGCAAACAGTTCGTATTCAGTAGAAATGAATTCAGGAAGCTGCGACTCAATTAGAGTTGAAATTCTCTTAGTCTTTACAGCAGCCATTTACTTACTCTTTATATGCGGTGAAACTTGAATTCGCTATATCAACGTCCAGGTATGCCTCACGGAGTGCCTGAATATCATTAGATAATGGTTTTACTCTAACTGAGATTCTATTGTCAAAGAATGATCCCTTGATAATAGTCAAATCATACATCATCAATTCTCCTTTATCATAATCAATATCCCCAACTTCCTTGTCAAGGACAACTTTTTCGCCAGTTACATTGTCTAGTCTATATAGGACAATTTTGCCATCCCTGTCTTCTAAGTACACATCAAAATTGGGGTATTGAGTTACTCTAAATCCAGTTGTACTAAGGGTTGGACCATCACAATCTTTATCAAAAGCATTCTGGAAACAAATTTCGTAATAGAATGTAGAATTTAGTTGAGGATAAAAATCCTTTCTCATTGTAACTGATGTTAAATTGGAATTGATACTACGATCAGCATCATCAATTACACCAATAAACTTGCTGTATCTAAACTTACCATTAAATTTTTCTGTATTTGACTTATCAATATAGTCTTGCACAGAAGCAATAACCTTATCTCTAATTTGTGCGGGAGTCTCATCAGTAATATTACGATTGTAATATATTTTGCTAGTCAACTCCACAAACAAAATAGATGGATCAGTGATGACTGGTTCTACCGAAGCAACAACATATTTTTTCAATTCATTGATAATTTCTTTCTTTGTGAAAGAAGTTAAGTATGATGCATCTTTTGGTTTTAATACAATGAATACTTTTCCATATTCTGGTGGGTCTTGATCTTCGCCCCCAAAGATGATGATGTCGCTTGTGGCAGGATATACCTTACGAACGATTGCTTCGTAGTCTTGAGCTGTTACAGCGCGGTCTTGAGTGCCATATGCTTTAGGTGCGGTATACTTAATCTTTTGAGTAGTTTCGATATCTTCTCCACCAGAAGATGCAATAGTTGAAGAAATACTAACAGAAACGTTAGGTGTAACTCCATTAACATTTTCTAAAACGCCAGAGAATACAAAAGTTTTTACACCGTTACTAGATGGTCCAGAAGTTGTAATATACGAAACTTCAATACGAGATCCATTCTCAAGTTTTTTACCTAGAACACCATCACCCAAAAGAATTTCATATCTCTCATCTTCAATTTCATCTAAGAAAAATACTTTTGAATTTCCATCAATACCAAGAATATTATCTGCAACTAAGTATGGTTCGTTAAAACTACCACCAGAAGGATAGACTTTTACTTTAATTGTATTAGTATCAATATTACGATTATCAAGAATAAACCTTTGCGTCTTAAGTGAAGTGTTTATTGTAAAGGTGTTTGTCAATAATGTCCCTTCTCTTACAGGAATATCAGTAAATGTTGCAACACCATTAGCAACTTGTGCTGAAACATCATCCAGAACAACATATTGATAAATTACATTATCATATGATGCGATAAATCCTGTTCCTTTCTTTAAAATTAACTCAGTATCTGTAGTAGCATTTTGATACGTAGCTACGAACGAAATATAAGCAGTTGGTGATGTAGCACTCTTGGGTCTGTATCCTAATTGCTTCGCAATCGCTACTACGTTGTCCCTGAGGGTCGCTGAATCAATGAATAGTTCATTGACCACCATGTTGGTGTTAAACGCCGTGTAGTAGGTATTATAGGCGAGTGTATCGATGAGAGTGGATAATGCCGATCCCTCAAAATCATAATCAGTAAAATCTGAATTTGCTCTGAGGTAATCTTTCAGAGCAACTTTGATATCTTCAAAGTCTAAGTTGGCAACCTGAGTATAAGGCATTATCGTGTACGGTCTAAGAAGAATTCTACATTTATTGGTGCATCATCTCTACCGATAATTCTGTAAGATAATTGAACATCGTAACCATTCTCTAGTTCATTAGGATTACAGAAGATATTAGAAATAGAAATTCGTGGTTCGTATCTATTCAATACATCCCTAATTTCAGATTTAATAATACCTGCACTACTATAATCCATAGGTTCAAATAGCATTCTCTGAATACCAGAACCTAATTGGGGTTGGAATGGTCTTTCTCCTTTCATAGTAAGAAGTAAGGCAGTAATCGATTGAACGATAGCTGCCTTGTCTTTTACCTGAACCAAATCATTGGATACAGGATGCTTCTTAAATGTAACACTCAAATCTTTGAATGTCTGAAAGGTCGGCATTTAGACACAGCAATAGGCTGCTATTATTTATTCACTCGTGCCAACGCTCAACAAAATCGTCAAATCCGCCCGCGCCTCCACAAGGGCGTTCTAGGCGGTCTTCTGGTAGTGGGTATAGTTCTTCCTTCATCTTTGACCTACGGCGCTTTGCAGCGGCATCTAGAAGGCGATCACTATCTGTTTCGGTGATCAATGTCATACCTTCTTCAATAAACTCTTCACTTTTATCTACTGGAAATAGTCCCATTGGTTTCTCCTTTAGAAAGTTTTATTAGAACTTTTTTAGGGGTTGCTATCCCGATCGGTGTTTTCGGCGCTTAGGTCCAATGATTATTCGGTCTCTCCCACCAGAAATGTAGATCCTCTACATTATCATCATAATACAATGATACCAGATCACTCTTATATTTACTATGAATATTCTCACAGAGAGATAAAGTGTAGTAATTCTTCTCGGAGAACTTCTCCATACTCTGAGTGATCCAAGTGTAGTTGCCACCTCTGATGACACCTGCCTCACATAACACAAAGTTGTCCCAGTCCAACACCCACTCCATAAAATTTAACTCAAAGTTAATCTGGTACTGGGAAAAATCTTCATCAGGGAATGGCACATTGACTGCCTCTATATGAAAAATCTCCCGATCCATTGATAATGAATGCGAGAGATGTTGTGTGACAATACTAGAGTAATCAGGAGAAACACACAAAAAGCATGTCTTACTAGGGTGAATACCCCAGTCCGACATCTTGATCTTGTATGACATCTCCTGAATGAGTGCCATCTCTTTATCCTGTGAGATGAACAGCAGATCTTTCATTACCTTCCTTGACCGCGATAACGCTTCTTTGCCTTGTTACGTGACGTGGCAGAATACAGAGTGTGCTTCGAAGATCCTTGACGGGTCTTCTTAGGCTTGCTCTCGATAATCTTCTTGCCGCTTAGTCCAACTTTTGCTCGTGCCATATTTTTTAAGG